AATTTCGATGATGCCTTTAGCAAGGTTACCTCCAGAGCCAACAGTAATCTGTGTGCTAGTGGTGGTTAGACCAGAAGGGTTTGCAACGTAAGTGATGCGATCTTGGCGCAGGGCGTAGCCTTGCAGGTTAGCCTTGACCTCATCTACTAGGTCGTTTAGTGTTGGCATTATTTCCTCTCATACCAGCCATCTCCCCACAACGTAAGGAGTCTTGCAAAATATTGTTCATACTGTGGTGCGATAGCATCCAAGGAGTACAAGGACACTGCTCTCTTATGTATTGCTACTGGGTCTAAACTCTTAACCCACTCTGTAGCTACTGCAAACTCCATTGCATTTCTGCAACGATATCCAGTAACACCTTGTGGATTAGTTTCTGTGAACGCTCCCCAGTCTGTGGTAATCGTCGGAGTTCCACAGGCTTGTGCTTCGATAACAACGTTACCGAAAGGTTCTATGTATAACGTCGGTGCAAACAAAGCGATAGCACCGCCCATTAACTTTGCACGCTCTTCAGAACCTACTGGTCCTATCCATTCGCCATACTCAACTTTAGGATCTTTACCAGGACCTGCCAAGATAAGTTTCAAACCCATCTCTTTGCATACGTGCTGGGCAATCCCAATACCTTTGCGATCTACCATACGTCCAACGTATAGGTAGTAATCTTCTTTCTTCTCTTGCAGCGGAAACATCTCTGGTTCTAAGTAACCAGGTATAACCGCATCATAGAAGTTGCCATCTACCATCGTTGGGTTCTTAAACATTGCATAGATGCTGTGCATCCAAGCGTATGATTCAAAGACCTTGTACTTGCTAAAGACTCCACCGTAGCCCACACCAAACTCTACGCTGATGTGGTTAGGATAAGCCTTAGCGATTGGTTCTTGTGATGCTCCACCGATAAGACAGATAAAGTCTTTCTGCTCTAGGCGCTTGCCTAGTTCTACTATGGCATTGCTATTAAAGATCTGCCAGTGTGGTAGTTCATTATTAAACTCAGCCTCTGTAAAGTGTTTACCATCGAGAGCTTCTTGCTGTTGCTCTTTAGTGATGCAGGTAATCAGTTCATCTACTGGTGCTTCGTTGTCCTCGCTTGCATACAGATAGACCGTATGACCAAGGCTTTTCATCATCATACAAAAGCGTCTAACCTTTTCGGTATAAGCGCAGTTGACGTAATCTTTAGTTGTCTGTGTATGGGGCAGGCTGATAACGTGGAATCTCATAGGAGAATCCTACATCCCGCCTAGCATTAGGATATCAGGCAACGCTGTAGCGTTTGACCCAGATGCACCAGTTGGTCCAGTAGAACCAGTTGGACCTGTTGATCCTGTTACACCAGCAGTACCAGTGGCACCTATCGGTCCAGTTGCTCCAGTAGGACCAGTAGCCCCAACAGGGCCAGTGGCACCAGTAACACCAGTAGGTCCAACATCTCCAGTTACTCCTTGCGGTCCTGTAGCTCCAATAGGCCCTGTAGGGCCTGTAGCACCCGTAGCGCCTGCATTGCCTGTAACTCCTTGTGGTCCTGTGGCACCTGTGGCACCAACGGGTCCTGTGGCACCTGTAGGTCCTACGATACCAGCACTAAAGATTACAAAAATTACCTCTTTATTGTTAGCAAAATTAGTTGTGCCAGTTCCACCAGATGTTGTAAGAGTTACTGGAATCTGAACATATCCTGTTTGCAGCGTTGGTGTTCCAGATACTGTCCACTTTTGGTAGTTGTCAGACAATGAAGCATCTTGGACAATTAAAGTATCGTTTTGTTTAATTAAAGCCAAGAAGATGTCAATGTCAAAACCATCTAAATCAATATGACTTACATTGATTTGAGTAGCAGATATTTGTGTTGCGTTGTTGTAAATAAGATGTGTGTTGCCAGGATCGCCTGTAGTAATAGTTGTCTTGACTTTGTAGTCATAGAAGTTAGCACCGCCACCGTCTGCACCTGTAGCACCCGTTGCCCCAGTAGGGCCAGTGGCACCGACTGGTCCTGTAGGACCTGTTGCACCTACTGGTCCTGTTGCACCGAGTGCGCCTGTTGGTCCGATATCTCCTGTAACACCCTGTGGGCCTGTTGCTCCAACGGGTCCTGTAGCCCCTGTGGGTCCTGTAGCACCTGTTACACCTGTCGGTCCAACTGCTCCTGTGGCTCCTGTTACACCTGTGGCTCCTACCGAACCAGTAGCACCGACGGGTCCTGTAACACCCGTAGCTCCTGTTAATCCCGTAGGACCAGTATCACCTGTTACCCCTTGTGGGCCAGTCGCTCCCGAAGGTCCTGTCGAACCTGTTGCGCCTGTTGCTCCAGTTGTTCCAGTTGGTCCCGTAGGTCCAATATTTCCCGTGACTCCTGTAGGACCTGTAGATCCTGTTGCACCTGTGACTCCCGCTGGACCCGTAACGCCTGTAGGTCCTGTGTTGCCCGTGGCTCCAGTAGGACCAGTGGCACCCGTCGGGCCAGTCGTTCCAGTACTTCCTGTAGCACCTGTTGCTCCTGTCAGACCAGTAGCGCCAGTTGCACCTGTTGCACCTGTAGCACCGTTTGGTCCTGTTGCTCCCGCAGGACCAGAAGGTCCTGTTGGTCCAGTAACACCTGGAGATCCTTGAGGTCCTTGGTCTTGCGAAAATTCTACCGCTACTTGCGGCGTAATGTTTTCGATAACAATAATAGTGGTCACGTTGTTACCGCTCCTGTCACAATAAACTTGCCTTCTAGGATTCTTGTAATGGTTCCACCTGAATTAAGTACTAGGTCGTAGGCATAGCGTCCGGCTACAATAGCTGCAGTAGTTGCAGCACTGAGTGTAACTATAATGCGTCCGTTAGGTGCATCAAGAACCATAGCGCCATTGGTAGTAGATGCCGTTGTAGTTACAGTAGTAGCACCAACGAATGGTCTAATAGTCATAACGCCTGTGTATCCAGTTAGATTCCAAGGAGTCTGGTCGTTGAGGATCTGGAACTGGAAATTAAATGTAGTTGCTTGGTCACAGACCAAGTTATATTTAGCACTCAAGATGACACCGCTCTGAGAGCTTGCGCTGCAGGTAGTTGAAAAGTACCAGCGATGAGGTTACATACGCCGTTGTAATCAAGACGATTAGTAGTAGTCGTACCCGCAATCGCATTTAGAACTCCCACTGTGTCTGTTAAGTTTGTTGTTACTGAGCGTGCTACTGCCCATTGACGAGCAGCAAGTGCTTCATCAACCATTTCGCCTGGTGCTCTATAGGTGCCACCATTAGCCAAACGATTAAGTTCATCTAATAACGTTGTGCCGTATTGTCCTAGTGCCACCTTATATCTCCTACTTCTTCTTAGTTCTCTTGACTGCAGCGTATGTTCCATTTAATTCTAAATAATCTACTGCTGCTAACAATATATCTTTGTCATCTTTTGCCATACCTAATAAGGTATTACAGGTTAAGCATAGAATTCCACGAAACTCACCGTTATCGTGGTTGTGATCTATAGCGTAACCACGCTTTCTATTCTCATAGATAAGTAGGTCTGGCAACTCCGATTTACATATAGCGCAGTTATTGTTTTGTTCTTTTAATGTCTCTTCTAGTTCAGAAACAGTAACGCCATACTTGTATTTAAGATGTTGCTCTAACCTTTTCTTTGGAGTTCTACTACTCCATCTATTCTTTTGTTTTTCTTTAGTGCAAGGTATGCAACTATATTGGCTTTTCCAATAGTCATCTAATGGCTTAGATGCTTTACAAGTAGGGCAAACTTTCATTTTTTCTTTCTTGAAACTGCGGCATTATCAACCAAATTCGGCCAAGGTCGTCCCGCTGCTTTGGCTCTTGCCTTTGCTTTCTTCTTTTGCTCTGGCGTTAATGCTTTTGACTTCTTGTTAGGATTTGGTTTATCCCAAAACGCTGTCTTCTTCATTTGCAACTACAATCCCAAGCACGAAGTGACTTGTTTATCCTTGAGTTCGGATCTCTAGCAGTCTTACTAGAAGTGTTCTTTGCCTTCATCCCACACATACGACCACAGAAAGACTTACGCCGTCCTGCAGACTTAGGAGACTTAGCTGCCTCAGCCTTCTTGACTGGAGGCTTGAGGTTCATCCCCTGCGCTTTGGCAGAGGCACGACCCTTTGCGTTGAGGCCACCCTTTGGGTTTTTGCCCTCTGCTCTTTGCCACGCTGGAGATTTAGCCATTACTTAGCAGACTTGCCCATCGCACCGGTTTGGATTGATTCGTATGTCTCGTACTTCTTAGCACCATCGTATTGCTTGTCTGGTGTTGGGTACTTTGTGATATCTTCTGAATAGTTTTCCATTACTTCTTCTTCCCCATCTTCTTAGTCTGCTTCTTAATCATTTTCTTGCCAGTCTTCTTGGCTTCCATCTTTGCCATTGCCATACCTTTTGCTGTGTATGGGAATTCTTTTCCGTTTACATTTGGCATTGCTACTCCTTAAAGGTCATTGAGATCCCATCGAAAGCCTTACCAGCCTCGTTGGAAAGTTGAACTGCTGCATCTATATCTTTGCTCTTTGTTGAACGTGGTTCTATACCCTGTCGTGTTGCATCATAATAAGATTGTAGTTCCTTATCGTGTTGCTTAGCAGTAGGTATGCCTCTGTGGTTTGCCACGCCTACGCTCAACTCTAGTTCGCCTATCTTGCAGCCAAAGCATCCTTCGACATACTCAAGGTGTGTTGTTCGTCTATGTAAACTCATACTACCGGTGTCACATAATCGCCGTAGCCAGCATTGATAAGTACCTGTGCTTGTGCATCGCTAATAGTATATTCGTGACCACCGAGGAAGTAATAACTAGCTGCTGCTAAATCATCTTGGCTTGGAGTTAACGTAGCAGTTACCGTAGTTCCATTAACAATTAAAGTTTGGCCTCGTGGGATATCAGTCATACTAGGAGCGATAGCTCCATCAATAGTGCCACCATTAAAACGACGACCTGCAAGGCGTGAGTATGGAGTGAACTCGTTATACCCTGCGCCCCAAGTTTGCCACTGGTACGGAGTTGTTAATGTGTATGCCATATCCAACCTTTCCTAAGTGACAGGAGGCGGGTTTCCCCACCCCCTGCCGTTGCACTAGCGGAATTATCCGTTTGTTGCTGCAGACTCAATGCGGAAGAGCGCAGCTTCACGAAGGCGTGCAAAGCCTCCGAAGTAGTACCAACCGATTGTGCGGAAACGACGTAGCGCATCAATCTCTGGACCGATAACGGTTGAGATGTCTGCTGCCTGTGCTTCAGCCAATGCTTCACGACCAGCGACGATTGCGCGGTAGTTGTTGGTAAATGTAACAGTACCTGTGTCAGCAACTGATGTAATGTTAGATGCTGTAAGTGCATAGGTAAATGTTGTTGATGTTGTACCTGTGATGGTATATGTGCCGTTAACACCTGTGTTAGTTGTAGCAGCAACTGTTACAACCTGACCTGTTCCGAGGCCGTGAGCAACTGCTGTAGTAATTGTTACTACGTTAGATGTCAAAGCAACGTTGGTGATAGCAACTGTAGGTGTGATACCTGTAGACAACTTTAGACCGTTAAGAACGCGAGGTGTCTCAACGATGAAAGCGCCTTCGATAACGCCTACTGCACCAGCAACGAACGGTGTACGCTCAACGTACTTTGTTAGCTCCTGGAAGCCACCTGTACCAGTTTCAGCACGAAGATCGGCTGACTGACGTGGGTGTAGGTATGCAGCATATAGTTCACCCATACGAGGCAATGCCTTGTTTGTGCGTAGTGAAACAACAGCGTTACGGATATCCGCAACTGTCATTGTGTCTACTGGGAGAATTCCTGATGATGCAGTTGGAACAGTTCCTGATGGACCGTTTGAGTAGATCACGTTAGTTCCTGCTGAGAGGACCTGACCTACTACGTTGTCAATCGAATCTGCTGCGTTGTATGCGATGATGTCAGCAAGTGCTGAATCAACATCGTTGAAAGAAGTTAGGTTTAGCTTCTTTGTTGTTGTAACTGCTGAACCGTATTCGTTCAGTGTTACTGTAACCTGTGATGGGTTACCTAGTGCAATGCTTGAAACATCTGATGATTCTGTCAATGTAGATGTAGCCTGAGCCAAATCTGAATAGATTGAGAATACAACTGATGATCCTGGCATTGCCTGTTGCACTGGCTTAACATCTGCAAGTGAACGCATAACAGGAATGGAACGAAGTGCCATTCTTACATACTGATCGTATGCTGCTTGTACGAGGTTGCTGATGCTAGACGTGGTGGTAGGGGTACCTGTTGGGATAGCCATTTATGGTCTAGCCTTTCTGTTTTAGGATCGGATTAGAGTCCAGACAATCTGATAACTTCATCCAATTCTTCTCTGCTGTTAGCGTTCATAAGTTTTTGCATAATGTCTCCGTTATGTTCTGGTGAAACACCAGAGTCTGCGGAGTTAGTCATACGCTTATATGCTGCAGCATCGTTTGGATTTACGTTAGGTGTTGCCTGGGTTTGGCCTGTTTCAATACCGAATACATCGGCATAGTCTTCAAGCCATTTAGATACAGACTCTTCAGTTGGGTCTATATCCTGTGGGATAAATGAAGCAATTTTGCTGTTTACCCCGCGACTAGCGAGGGCATCCTTTATTGCTCTTTCACGTTGCGCTTTGTTAAGGCCTTCAAACTGAGCACGTAGCTCTTGTAGTTCTTTGTCCTTCTGCTTAGCTGCTTTACGTAGTTGCTTTACTAGGTCGTTAGGCGAATCATCTTGTGTGATGTCGTCTTCATCCTCGTAGTCGTAATTGGACATAGTGGTCCTTCTCCCTATTAGTTGTTGGCACTAGCCTCATATTCGTTTGGGGAAACGGTATGGCTCTAGCTACTGGTTTTGATTGTCGCTCCACTAGTCCAGCTACTCTAGTGGCAGGCTTTTTATTTAGTAAGCGCCAGCACGATCTCGTACTAAGGCACTAGATGATGCTCCAGATTGACCACTAAATGTGGCCTTCTCTAGTGAAGTAAGTTTCTTGCGTTGCTTCTCAGCTTCTGCTGAACCAGCAATGTTAAAGATTTCAGACTCTGCTGTTGTCTGAGTATATGGATTTTCTCCATAGATAGATGCAAGTTGTGAACCACGCTGTAGTCCACCGGCGATAGTTCCGTAACCTTGCTGTGCTTGTTGCTTAGTGACACCAGCAGCACCAAGTTCTTCAGCGCGAGTAACTCCAGCTTGTAGTCCTGCTTGCATTGCAGCACCACCAATTTCAGCAGCAGTTACCTTACGCTTAATATCTGTTAGTGCCTTCTCAGGATCTAATGTGTAGGCAAGAATATCTCCATTGGCAATACCTGGATAGAACTGCTTAAGTGAAGCAAGTACTTCTGGGTTAGCGTTCATAACACGAGACTGTGCTGTCATAACGCGGTCTTCTAGTTCTGCTGCAGATACATCATTGGCCAAGAACTTTTCAAATCCTTCTTGGCGACCCATATCACCACGTGCGTAGTAAGAGGAAGGCAATCCATACTCGCGCATAATGTTCTGGTACTGGTCCTCAAGACCAATGTACTCAGCCTCATTAAGAGCAGATAGGCCCTTAGCAATGCGTTGTGCGTTAGCAGCAAAGCGCTTTTTGTAAGCATCTGTATCGCGCAAACGAAGAGTAAACTCTGATGAAGATAGACCCTGCTGAATGAACTGCTTAAGTGGTTCTACTAGAGCGCCCATACCATATTGGTTAAACTGTTCAAATAGTAGATCGTAAGCAGACTGTCCTGCCTTAGTCTTGTCCTGTTGCTTTAGATCTGCAAGGTATGTGTTGTAAGCATTAAGGTCTGTAAAGATCTTTCCATCTGGTGCTGTATATGTTTGACCACCATCAGTGGTTCCACCAATATCACTGCCAGTAACACCACCTGTATCGCCACCAGCACCTGTAGTTCCATAGCCAGGAATGTCATAGAGTTGCCAACTGCCTGTATCGGTTCCACCTATCCAAGCGTAGTACTTTCCAGCAGGAGCATTTGTTGGCTTTGATGCTTTGTTCCTAAGTGGATCTGATGCAATAGCGTTTTGACGGGCTAATGCTTCTGCTGCTTGTTTACGTGCTAAAAATTGTGCGTTGCTTTCTCCAGCTGCTTTTGTCATAACAGCAGGATTTAATGCACCAAGTTCTGTAGCACTTCTTTCTAAACTTTCAACACTTGCTTGATTCTTAGCAATCTGTGCATTTATTCTTTCAATTGCAAGCTCGCCTGGAGTTTTAGCAATAGCAACTCTTGCTCCTGGAATAGCCGCTGCTGCAGCACGAAGCCCAGCTGCTTTAGTTTGTTCATCTACAACTTTAGAGTTGAATGAACCACTCTGTGGATCGCGTGCCATCTTTACCCCTGGAATCCAAAGTCACGAAGGACTTTAAGTGCGACATCAGACACTTCTTCTTTAGCCTGATTAGTATACTGCCAGCGAGAGTCCTTACGGAGTTGACGCTGGAATTCATAGATTGGAAGTTCTTTCTCACCAGTAATCGCGCTGCGTAGTACTGGGTCACTAAGAGTAATTGACTCTGGGTTAATCTCTAGGACAGATGCCATTACATTCTTGTATGGTGAATAGATAGCGTCTAGGTCAACACCATTATCAAGTAAAGATGCAATATTCTGTGGCATACCAATCTTGGCTACATCACGGATAATCTTCTTGTAAGTATCAATAGACTCACCCTTGTTAATAGATGCAAACCAAGTAGGCAGTTGTGTACCAAAAGCCTTCTGTAGATCTAGGCCATTAGCCGCTGCTACTTTCTGCAGCTCTGATAGTTGCTCGCCTGCTTTACCCTTGGCACCCTCAGCGCTAAACTTAAACTTGCTATCAAGGAAAGCGTTAAAAGAATTACGCTCTCTATCAAGGCCTTTATCGTATGCCTCTTGTGCTAGGGCAGTAATCTCAACATCTGTAAGTTCTGCACCAGCTGCAAGGCGTGCTGTTTCAATAGCATCCTTAAGGTCTTTAAGTCCTCGTCCATAAGTTGTAGTTGCTTCTACTTCTGCTAACTTGGCAACATCATTACCTGCTGCAGCGATTGCATCTTGATACAACTTCTTATCTGATTGACGCTGAAATAGGTAAGGGTCAGTAAACTTAACCTTATCAAGTTCTGCCTTGTACTCTGGATCTCCTTGGAGCTGAAGCAATAACCAGGTATCAGCATCTAATCCACCTGTAGTGGCTTGAGTTCCAATCTTGCCCTTGACTGTATATGTTTGGGTTGATGCGTTCTTCTCTTGTGCTGCTTTAAGAAGTGGCTTCCACTTCTTCATTTCCGCAGCAGTAGCAGGACGCTTTAGGACATCTTGGAATACCTTGTTGATAAGTTGCGTAGCCTGAGTAGGGCTAGAGATAGCTGGATATCTAGTTGAATCAACCTTTGGTTTTGTTGGCTTATCATCTCCAGTATCAGTGGTATCAGCTGCTGCAGCTTCCATTGCTTTAATTTCATCGTCTGTATAACCTGCTTTTTTAAGAGCAGCTTTCGTTGCATCTGAATATGCCATTAGTCACTCTCTTTCGGGGTTAAATATTTATCATATACAAGATCTTGTGATAAGAAACGGTCATACACATAGGCAAAACCTAACTTATCATCTTGCTTGAGTTTGTTAACAGTTCCGTCTAAAATTAATTTCAGGTCAGTATTAGCCTTAGCAGTAATTGACTTAACCTTACGACTTGAAAGTTCTTGAGCAATAGCCTTACGTAAATCTAAGTAAGCAGATACTGACTTCCAAGTAGGGTTATTCTTATTGGCTTCAATAAACTTTTTATCTGTAAAAATTCTACCAAGTCCAAGGATTACTCGGTTAGTTTTAGATCCATCTGAATCTAGGTAATCATCTGACCAAGCAGTTTGCTCAATCTGACCAGTTACTGGATTGACAATTGGGTTACCATTAGCATCCGTCTTTTGAGATAGTTTAGTAATAACTGCAGTTTTAAGAATTGCCAGATCTTCTGCACCCTTTTGCTGTGTTGATGTAAGACCACGATCCTGAAGATCATTGTCAATAGCATCCATAAGCCGGTTGTATTGAATCCATCCCTTTTCAGCTTCATTGCGTTTTTGTGCATCTGCCACTGACTGAGATTCTAAAAACTTTGTTGATGAAGATGGTGAAATGGGTTTTCTCTGTAAATAATTATATGCTGCTTGAGAAAACTCATAGCCTGTAAAGTTGTTAGTAATAAGACCTACAAGACGAGGCTCAATATTTGCTAAATCTGATACTAAATCCCCATACTTCTTGATGTTTTCAACTGCTTGAACAGAAGACTGCACGTTAGTTGGGTTAGAAGACAGGCTTGCAGAGAATGAGAAGAACTCTGGGTAGTCATCTAGGAACTTAGCATCTGCTTCAAGTCCATACAGACGACGATACTCACGAGACTTATCCATATAGTATTTGTAAGGAGTATCAAAACGTGGAGCAAATGGCATAATTAGATTAGCTGCAGTACGCATCATCCAATATCTTTGAGCCATTTTTGTAATTTCTTTTTCAGTTGGTGGCTTTACACCATTACGCTTTGCACGTTGATTTTGTGTATTAGCAATAAGTTGATACACATTAGCAAATTGTGGATCTTCTTGTCCTGCAAAGCGAGTGCGTAGTCTTTGAAACCAAGCAGGAGTAAAACCTGCTATTGGATCCTTAGATGGACCAAATGGCAATGCCCACTTAAACGCATCTTCTAATGAAGGCTGACGCTTTACAATTTCTGATACAGGAACTGCAACATAAGGACCTACTGGGAAGATGTCGCTAAATACATTTGGACTTCCCTTTGTATAAAGCATATCTAATCCACCTTGGAACAAGATGTCTAGTGATCCCTTTGGAACGCCTAAACCACCACCATAAATGGTCTTGTCTCCAGGTTTTGCATCTGGCTTAACAAAAGGTTCTAAACCTTTTCCAAAGTAAGGAATCTTTGCAACTTCTTTTGGAAGGCTTAACCAGATAATATCATTACCAGTGGTCTGACCTGCTGGCACTGGATTTCCTTCTTGGTCTGTAACAAGACCTGCTTGGTTAGGTGAGTTCCACACTAGATAACCACGATTAACAATAGCAGGGTTAGCTGCTGCTAACTTAAGCCAAGTCTTGTAAGAGTTTTCTTGTGCAGAAAAGAATGGGCTGATAAATTTGAAGGCTGTAGCAAGATTGCTACGACGTTCAATATTAAACAAAATGCCCTTCATATCACGCAAAGCAACTTTGTGAGACTGGGCCATCAACTCAGCTTGTTCATCTACCGTAAGGCGTTCAACTCTTTGTCCTGTCATAATTTCAAGACGGCGACGTGCTTCGCGTCGGTAGAGTTCAATATAAAGAGGGTTTCTTGCCCAAGCATCTTCAGGTAATGTTCCAATTAACTTAAAGAGGTTATTAATTAACTGGTCTGAAAAGATTGCAGATTTATTCTTAAATGTTTCTTCAAGAACGTGACCGTGAATAAGTGGTAAATCATTTGGATCATTAAAGGCTAAACGCAAATCAGCTGCAGTAACATCTTTAATTTTGCCACGAAGTCCAGATTCAAGAGGTAGATATTGGTCCAAGAATCCATTGATTCTTTCAACATATTCCTGTGAATCATCTGATCTAATTGCAAGACGCTTGCGAAGGTCACGACCTTCTGGTGAGTTACGTAGCCATTTAATGACATCTTCAATTGACTCACCGTTAGCAATCTTAGTAACTACTGCAGAGTTACCAAACTGTTGACGCAATGTTTGCGCCCACTGTTCAAAGTATGCAGGATCTGTTGGTCGAACAACGCCGATACCTTTTGATGCTAGTCGCTTGATGTAAGCATAAGCATTACTATCTACTAATCGTTCAAATGAGTTACCGGAAGATGCAATCTTGCGGAACATATCACCAAGTGGTCCACCAAATGCATCATCTAAATCATAGATTTCACCATCTGATGTTGTAGTCCTAAATGATCCACTACCAATTCTTGCCTTTGGATCAGCAACACCTTTACGGTTAAGAACATCTGCGTAGTGATTATATACAGCTAACTTTTCTTCTTGTAAAAGTCTTAATGTATTTATTTCACCAAATGCATCAAGATCATCTGGATTCAAAGATAACTTTGCTTCTAATGCACCAATTCTGGTTTTTAATTCTGCAAGTTCATTCATTACTTTTACGCTGGCATCTTGAACTTGACTGATATTTTTACCAGAATCTATTGCACGGTAAGTATCAATAAGACGTGCAGGAACAGGAACAGTATTGTCAATCAAATTTTTTATGCCAGGACCTAGGTGTCGCAATGTGGCAATAGATCCAACAGATGCAGCAATACGAAGCTGAGAATCAATGCCATTGCGAATTGTATATCCAAGACGAAGCAATGCTCCAGCCTTAAAAGCATCCTGCAAAAAATTTACAAGAGACAAAACTTTGTCATTTGCATTTCCAGCAAGACGATTGAGTTCAAATTTTCTACGCTTAAGTAGTTTATCCATTAACTTAAAATCCATTATAGGCAAGAAGTTTGCTGTCTGAGATTCTAGTTGAGGAACACGGATGATCTCACCATCAATATCAACCATAAAGCCTCTATCTTGAATAGACTTTTGGGCAGATGTTCTAGCGCCTCTATAGTTGTTATAGATATCATTAGCAATCTTTTCATCAATACCGTACTTATCCGTAAGTCTACGGAATACTGAACTTTCAAGAGTTAGTGCTGCAGCCATACGTTCTTCAGGTGTACGAGCAGCAATATAGTTATCTAATAAACCTTTAGATTCTTCTGCAGTAAAAAGATCAAGACCACGCAAGGTTGGTGCCGCTAGTCTTGGTGCCTCATTCGGTCCGATAATATTTATAGTTGCAATTATCTCTTTGTAAGAATCAGCATCGTTAAAGTCAATTAAACCTGCAGGTCTTTCTTTTAGACCCCAAGAAATCTTTTGATATAAACGATGAAATGGTGTTGGTTGGAAAACTTCGACACGAGGAGTACCAACAGCCCTGTCATAGAATCTAACAGCACGACCTTGAGCTACTAGATCTTCTATTCCTTGTAGACCTTTACCAGTTGTGCGTGTAAGAATACCTCCACCTTGGCCAATCTCCATCAACTTTGCAAAATACTTATCGTTTTCTACAAGGGATCTGTAATTAGCAAGAGCATCATCTATAACTGCTGGATTATCGTTAAGGAATGGAATCATTCCAGAATCATCAGGTGCGGAAAATAGTTTCCACTCATCAACAGATGACAAATCACCACGAGCAGTCTCTAGTGCATCAGTAATATAGCGACGAGATTGACGTAATTCGTCCATAGCTACAGGATCTGACATAGCAGAACGCAAGATAAGCGCTGTTTCGTCAATATCTACAGAATCACCTAAAAGGTGTGCAAGAAGTCCTGGGTTAGATGAAGACTTAACCATTGGGTGGCTAATAGCGTAGGCAGAATCGTTCTTAGTAAAGTCATCTAGTACTTTAGTCATACGGTTTACTTCACCGTATTGTGCTTTTGTAATATCTTCTGCTGCTTTTGCTATATCATCTGCTGTTGATAGTTTACCAACACCTACATCCGATGCCTTTAATACTTTAGTAGCCTTACCAGCAGCAAGAGTTACATCTCCAAATACCTGGGCAAATACATCAACAGTACCTGTTAGGCCTTTACCCCAACCACTGTTCTTAAATGCTTGCTCGCGTTGCTTTGGATCATAAACATTAAACTTTGGGTCGTAAACATTTCTATAGTAAGCAACAGTTGCTTGACCAAATGAAATGTCTTGAGCACCCTTATAGGCATTACGCCATACATTAGGATCAAAAATTCCTGTTTGTGGTACACGCTCTGAAAGAATATCGCCAGATACTAAAGCAACAGTGGTTAATGGTTCACGGATGTACTCACGATTAACATAGTTAATACGTTCAAGGGCTGGTGCAACACCAGGAACCTTCATAATTGCTCCACCTGCAGATGCAAATGGCTTTACAATATCGCCACCTTGCTTTGCAGCAGCTGTTTTGAACGGTTGAATAAAGCCATTATACTGAGCCTGGTCGTTCCAAGGAGCAGTACCTACATCCCACGCAAAGCGTGCAACTCCAGCACCTGCTCCTACTACTTCTCCTGCAAACTTAAATGCGTTTTTAGCAGTAGTAGAAGCTACATCACCAATTCGGTTCCATATCTTTTGTGTTTCCATACTATAGTGAGTCCATTAGTTGTCTAATAGCTCTACGTGTTTCAGGAGATGTATTTTGCAAAGACGCAACGTAAGAAAGCACTGGAGTATAAGATTGGATATTAGAGTTAAAGTTTGTGTAATCAGCTGGCTGATTAACCATTAGAGCATCTGATCCTGCACCTGCACCCTGATCAATGCCTGTAGTTACAGGCTCATCTGGACGTTCTGTTGGTGCATAAAGTGATGTTACTGGTCGCCCTGTTGGAGCTGGGCGAGTATCTTTAGTCTTGGCTAGCGGAGCGCCAGACTTAATAGCCTGTGTCTCAACGCCTTCGCCGTATGAAGTAGAACCCATTTCTAATCTATCAGTACGAACTGCGTACTTGCCTGGACCTGATACGCCTGCCTTTGGGTTCATTGGTGCAGTTGTCATTTGTCCTCCTGTAATTTCTCTAAATCTGCTGTCATATCTTCCCAAGCCCTATTGGTTTGAGTAAGATGATTTGATTGATAAATTGCTAACTCCATTAGTTCACCTGTTAAGGTTTCAATAGATGAAGCTATGTTGTGTATAAAGCCTACGCCTACAACAACAAGATCGAGAAAGCGTACTGGACGAGGAATGTATTTATCATCTTTCATCGCCCAGTACACCTCTCATTAAAAAGTTATTATCCCTTTTTTACTGCGTTGCCACGACGGCCTGCTGGCATCATTGATGGAACTACCTTGCCACCTGCTGGCTTAGATGTGTCCTTCTTGCCTTCTACTGGCTTTGACATTGGCGCTGCTGCGCGAGATCCCTTGTTCATATTTACACCTCCTCTGCTTAAGCTGCGCCGGTGATACCAGCGAGTAATTGGGCTATATCGGGTCTTTGACCAGCAGCAGGGGCCATACCACCTTGTTCTTGTGGAGGTTGCGCTGAGGCTGGGGCGGGGGCCGCTCCTGCTGCTGGAAGTTGTTGTTCCATACCTGGTGCCATTGGTGGCATCTCTGGGGTTGGAGGTGGTTCTGGTGTAAATGCTTTTTCGATTGTGCTCTCTAGCGATTGGCCCTTTTGCCGACCTTGGATAACAGACGCAATGCGGGTGATAATCTCTGTAGGGTCCTGACCTTGCGCTGCAAGGGCCGGAATGGCTTGAGCATACTGAGCAACAGCCACGCGCAAAGAATCGCGCATTTCTTCGATATCAACACGTTGTTCCTCCTGCGTAACATTCAAGTCCATTGGAATCTCACGACGTACATAGTCACGAGATACGAGCTTGTCTGAGCGCATTTGTAGTAAAGCAATGATGGCACGGTTTGGATCCATACCAGACATAATTCCGTAGCGTACATCTACGCCATACTCACCCTTGATGTCACGAGATGGTGTGTACTTGAGAACGTAAGGCGTTCCATCATCTGAACCCTTGATGGTCTTTGGAATACCACCAAATACTTTCTCATCTGCTTCAAAGCAAACTGAGATAAGTTCCTGGAACATACGAGCAAACTGTGCTTGTGCTGATTTGATCTGTGTATCAAAGCCAGCCTGTAGTGCTTGCACACCGCGACCAGTTACAACTGATGCGTCAATGTTACCTGAACGAGATTCTGGGTAACGAGAACCAAGGCGTAATTCACGCTCAAGGACCCCAGATTCTTGGAAAACTCCAGGTGGTAGTTCTAGTGGAACACGACGAATACCTTGTGGGTTAGCAGAACGCATAATTGAATCTGGACCAAGAGCAAGTTCTTGCACATCCTGTGGGATAGCAATAGGTGCTTGGATAGACTTTTCTGCTGCTTGGATCTGCAATACTGCAAAGCGAGCACGAGCTAACTGTACAGATAAAACATCATCAAACTGTCCACGTGCTTCTCCGTCAAGAGATGAACGCATTACGACAGATGCCATAGGCTTGTTCAAGATGTTAGGTGTACGTGATAGAACTAAGTTCTTACGTTCTGGTAAGTACAGTAGATCCTGGTCCTTATCGTGGTACTTGACCATTGAGATATAAGGAGAAGACAGAGCATACTGGTTTTTACCTAGGATTATGTCGTAATACTCTGGGTATTGTGAAGCCAATGTCTCTGCATCGGTAACGATAACCTGAGTAACAGACATAACGCGACCATAACGATCTAACTCTGGATAGGTACCGAATGGGTTGAGCATACGGATACGAGGATTGTTGTCCTCAAAGTCCATCTCAACCATACCAATACCAAGACCATAGGTGTTATACCAGTCTGCTGCTGTGTACATCTGCAGTTGTAGGTCAGAGTTTGTTACATAAAAGTTTGCAATACGAGTTCTAGTATCTGCTGCCTTGCGTGCTGCATCTGAAACCATATTAGTTGCTGAGCAGTTAAAGGATGGCAGTGGTGCCATTGCTTCTGCTAGATCTCGTGCTGCTACGTCAATGAAGTTTGCAACCAGAGGCTTTGGATATTCCTCTGAAAACATTGCAGGATATACCTTAGAGATATCTCCTTGACGCACCGAGAGCACATCACGCATACGTTGATCTCGCGCTGATGAGCGAGTACGTAAGCGTGCTAGCTTAGCGTCAACTTCTTTGACTGATAACAATGTAGGGTCCTTAAATTATTTAGTAAATTGTTTTCTTAGGCTTTACTGGTATAGCAAAAACTCCACCAATACGCTTGGTTTCTAGAGGTGCTCTCTTTGCAACCTTTGGATTAGCCGCTTCTTTCTTTGCTGCAGTTGTCACTCTTTTTGGAGCAGATGCTGCAAGTGCAGAGTTAGCCAATAGTCTCCTTGGACTAGGTGCTGCGTTCATATCTTTAGGCAGCAATCTCCTTTGAGTAGGTGGCTGATTACTTTTTTTAACCGCTGGAACTCTGACGCTCTTTTTAGTTGATGGTGCGCGAGGACCTGTAAGTCTCTTAGGCGCAGGCTTCTTCATATTTGCCATTACTTCTTACCTGCCTTCTTAGCCATCTTAACTACAGGTCCTGCTTTTGGCTTACGACTTAGGGTTGCAGCTGACTTCTTAGTAATCTTTACTGCTGCTTTCTTTGCTGCTGGCTTTGATGCCGCAGTTTTTTTAGCTTTTAACTTTTGGTTCTCAGCAGAGCGTCGCATCATATCTTCCATATCCATCTTGGAAGTTTTCTTTTCAACCGCTGCGCCGTACTTTTTTAAGTCTTTTGCAAGAGCATCAATCTGTGGCTTTACGGCTTTTTCACTAAGGCCTATTTTACGTGCTGCAGCATAAAGACGAGAAGTGTTTTCAAATCTATCTTTGCGTGTTTCTGATGTATCTCTGATACCAGTTATGTAGTTTTCAAATTTCTCAGCTTTTGATCTGCCAGTAAATTCAACTCCACCAACACCACCAATTTTAGGATAAGCTCCCTTTGGCTTTTTTGTAGCTGCCATTACTTCTTACCACCTTTAGCAAATCGACGAAGTGTTTGTGCGTTCTTTGGAGTACGCTTAGGTGCTTGACTTAGCTTCTTAGTAACTTTAATTGATGGGCTTTTTGATGTAGTCTTTGGCTGAGCCTTGCTCATCTTTCCTACTGCCCTCTTTGTTGCTTGAGTTCCTGAAGTCTTTGCTGCTACCTTGTCTACAAATCTTTCGTCAATGTTTTCGCCTTTGCCACCTGCTGAATATGGGTTACGACCTGAGCGAACAAATGCTTCTTTTTGAAAACGTGACTCAAAGGCACGTACGTAGTTTTGAGCATCCTTCTTCATACGCTTACGTTCTGGTGTATCAGCTGGCTGAAGTGCTACTTCACGAGCCATATCGTATAAGTACTTGTCTTTCTTAGCTCCCTTAGTGATACGAGGGTCATTGCTACGACTCTTATATTCTCCCATTGTTATCTCCTTATTAGATGAATGTACGATCTTTCTCTGCGAGCAATTCATCTATATTGACAACTGTTCGCTTGCCTCTCTCGTAACGAGAAAGGAATGGATTTTTTAAGTGGTGGGTCTTGTGCATACCTTGGTTGAGCATCTCGCGTGCGCGGATCTCACAGAACCAAAGTGCCATCACCATATCGGTCTTGCCTTTAGTTGTAGGTGACCACGTAATCAATTGCTCGATAAGAGCTTTGACGTTTTCAGTTTGGTCGCTAGGTAAATGAATAAGGTTGTCGCGGTGGTGTTTGCCGTCGAACTGCTTTGTGCCGAACAAGGTGGACATAGAAGCAACACCGAAACCGGAGTCCCACTTGTTGGTTCCAGTATGGTGTTCTCGCAGTAACACACCCCGTGAGGCAAGGTTCTGGCGGATGCCCTCATCTTGCGTAAGGAATGATTGAAAAGCATTTTTCTCTACTATCCACTCACTGGGTGAGTACAGGGAAGTCCAGTCAAAGATTAGCTGGCGTATCGCAGCAGGCGTTGGCCTAGTAATCTTAATAGCATCAACGATATAGCGTTTATGTGTAACCCTATCAACAGCGTAACAAACGACGGCTGTATCACCAACCATAGCGGGATCAAGACCACAAATAAAAGAAAAGCCGTTAACATCACGCGGATGGCCTGGGTTACCAGGAACAAGGCGACCTGCTTTACGCATACCATCTATAGAACCTCGCACACATACCGGATCAAAGATGGCATCATCTGAGATATCTTGTTGTTGATAGACCAAAGCCCAGGTACTTGCATCCATAGCTTGGCGTTCATTGTAAAGGTTGCGACCATTCCATCTAGGGTAGAGGCCGTCTTCGTTCTTGTCAGATTCCATCTGACCATCAAAAGGTGCATCACTAGCAGGCCACAAAGTTTCCCACTTGTCAGGGTCTTCGTGCGTAGTTAAAAGTGCTGGCATAGCCAAGTACTTCCACGGGACCAGTCCACCAGGGTAACGGTCTTCGTTACGTAGTTCGCGGTATAGGTCCATCGCTGAAACTCTAGTACCAATAACTACAAGTTTACCCGTAGGGTTCAAACGAGAGCGTACGTCCTGGGTTAACCAGCGGATCTGCTTTTCAAACTCGTTAGCGTTCTTTAAGGTAACAGCGTCGTCTACAATAATCATATCTGCACGCTTACCGTAGATCTGACCACCAATACCAATAGCCTCGATGTTCGGGTCTTTTTCGCTAGACTCACGAAGCTCGGAACCAAAGGTGACGCGGGTTGCTTGCCAAGAGGCTGACTTAGAGTTAAACCCTACGCCAGCAGCGTAAGCCTGTTGGAGTGATTCATACATCGGATGAGTCAGGCGTTGCTTGATGGCGTAGAGAAAGTCGGCAGCTAACTGCTGGGTCTGGGAAACAATCAAAACTCTAAAGTTGGGGTTACGTACTACCTGCCACGTTACATAGTCCACCGTGATCGTAATGGACTTGGCGTGGTTAGGCGGGATGTTCAAAAGAATTCTATTAGATGCAAGCCCTGGCTCATACTTCATAGAAGGGTGTAGCCAACCAGGTTCGCGGCCTTCGATCATATCTACCAGGTTTTGCTGGTGTGGGAAGGTCTTAGAGTGCAGGAACTTTTCGCGGAACTCGGCAAAGGTGAGGTCGTGAACATCACCGGAGGCAAAGGACTTGTCCTTAAGACCAAGGCGTGTTCGGTCAACCTTGTCTGTAAAGACCTTATCGGTACGTCGGTAGTACTCGTAAGTCTTAATGGATTTACCAGCTGAGGCGCAAGCCTGCTCGATGGTCATACCCTCTGCTACACAACCAAGGATAATTCTCTTGGCGATGTCGGCACTATTGTCAGCCACGTGATCTCCTAAAATTTATTGGGGACCGGCCGGAATCGGTTTATTTTTACACGAGGCGCGTAGGCCTCGGGCCGGAATCAGAGATTCCTTATACTAGGCGAGGAAGGTTTCATCTACCAGTAGATAGACCTATCCCCACTAAAAGTACCGGAGCGGTTCGGGCTTAGCGCCCGAAGGAGCTACAGCGAACTGAGGGGTAAGACTGAACTCGGCCTAGGGGCCTCGTAAGAGGCCAACCGCTGACTGCTCAGGGCTTTTCCTATTAAAACCCCTTACTATATATAAGGCAGGAAATTTAACGCATTTCCCGTTTTACAGATGTGACCTTCATCACAGTATATAAAACCGCAGGTCAGAGGCTAGATCCAGCTTTCACTTTAGCAAATATTTTTTATACGGGTCTACCCTATATAATAACAAAAGATTCAGTATGGGCGGGTAGCCCTTCGGGCCTTTTGCGGACCCCCCACCCCCCTACCTTACGGCAGACCGAGCCGAAAGGGGGCAAGGTTGAGCCGTGCCGTTTGCGGTTACTACCCTTCGGGCAAGCCCCGCCCGTGGCTCGTGTTAGTAGTTGGCTAAGTAATAGCAGGCAAGAGGCTCGGCTCCACTAGGTAAAGGCCTGACCTCTAGGCCGTAGCTCTACCGGTTAGCCCTGACCTAATAGCTCTAACCCCTGACCCGATAGCCTTGCCACTCCTAACCGGTGAGGCTAAGCCGGTGACCTAGTGACCGGCTAACCTTGCCGAGCCGGTGGCGTTGCTCTTTCTTTTGGGGAAAAGATCCAAATCTAAGAAACTGCCGGCTCAGCTATTGCCTAGCCCGACACGCCCAAAAGAGTGCCGGTTAAGGGCTTGACACTATGGGGAATAGTCCCCCATAATTGACCCGTGAGCCTAACCTACCTAACAAGCTCACAAGGAGAATAAGTAAATGAGTGATTTCAATACATACGAAATAACAGTGCAGGTTACTATCCGCGTTAGTGCATACGATTTAGATGATGCGGTTAATGTAGCTCGTGAGGTGCTTGCACCTGTTGCCGGTGTCCTAACAGTAAAGGGAGCTAAGTAAATGACATCACTAGCACAACAACAAGCAGACACACTAGGCGAGGATGTAAAGCGCATAGTTATCGCCGAGCAATTCAAGGAGGATTTTCTCCTCGTAATGATGAACGACTACGAGGCCTATACCGAGCTAATGGATGACACTAAGAATAGCGAGGGCATAGTTCAGCTATCGGATACCTTGCGCGGAGAGTGGGAGACACTAGCCGAGCAGGTGACCGAGCTAGTCACCGAGCAGGTGAGCGAGATAGCCGGCCTACTAATTGCTCAACTATTGCAGGGGCAAGGCTCTCTCCCTTTCGACTTAATCGCTAAGCAACTACGAGAGGAGAATAAGTAAATGAGTGAGTGCGGAGTATGCAATAGCAAGGCGGTAATCTTTCCGATTATCGTAAATGAGAAAGAGGTGCGAGCTTGTGCTAAGTGCATCACTAGCAAGCAACTAACAGGGTGGAGCTTGTGATGACCTACACAATCGAGGAGACCGGTTTAGGCGGGTGGATGTCCTACCGCTATCAGTACTCACACGGGGCGATTGACCGGTTCGGCTATGCCGAAACACGCGAGGAGGCCGAGGAGGCAATTAGGAGAGAGGAGGCGAGCAAGTGAGAGAGTTATCCAAGAGGGGCAATCTTGTTGCCGGCATAGCTATCGGCCTACTAATTGCCGGCCTCGTATGGATTAGCGGTAATGTATGGATTACCGAGGAGGGGAGGATCTGCCTCGGCTCAATGCTGGAGTGTATGTAACTTTCACTAGGTAGGTGACTCTCCTCCCCTGCTTACGGGTAGGGGAGAGGGAGCCGGTACCTAGCCGGATCTTAAGTAAAGGGGTTAGATTATGAGCAAGAGTAAGACTTTCGTGAGGTTAGTAGACAGTCAAACGAGAGAGTGCCTAGTAGCGGCGGAATTAACACCCGCAGCGGTTAAGCGATTGACCAAACTCTATGCACAATTCGGCTACTATGTAGAGGCGGTGGCGTGATGACAGTAGAAAAGACCCACGCGGGGGCTTTAGTAGTCAGCGCCCTAGTTAATTGGAATGGCGTAAAGTGGTTAGAGTCTGCCACTTATTACGGTTATACGGCGCAAGATGCTAAAGCGAGCTTTAGAGAATCGTGCGCCAGATTAGGTTATGAATTAGTATAAAGGTATAGTACGCAATAGATCGGTAGGCTTGCTATCCTCCCCCCTGTTTACAAAAGCGGGGGAGAGGGTGGGAGGCAGATCGCCTCAACACTAATAAGGGAGAAAGTAAATGACACCAACAGGGATAGCACTAAAAGTAACTAACAAGGATGGGAAAGAGTCTTTCCCTTGTTACGAGGCTTATGGGTGGGACAAGGTAAACCAGATTATAAATAACACGCTAGCTATTGAGCAGGTGGCAATGGTTGAAATAGTGGACATCAATGGGAGAGGGTAAGTAAATGACAGTATTTAAGACACTACAAGAGGCTATTGACTCTATTGGCTATGGCTTGTGCTCATTATGTAAGGCAGAGCACGAGTTTCCAGATGTTAAATGCGATCTAATGGACGGGAAAGAGGGAAAGTAATGAAAGAGCACTTGTTTATTATTAAGTACACCAACGAAAATGGGTGGGAGTGGGATGTAGATACCGAAGCGGTGCGCCTAGATGATGGCACTATCTACGATACGGAAAAGCAAGAGTGGCAACCCGCTTACTTAGATGGTGAGTATGCCGATAATGATGATGTAGTAGGCGAGCAACTAGTGTCTATCTTGGCGATAGCTAATAGTGCAAGGGGGGTAGCGTAATGAGTAGACCTGTTGGTAGTGAGTGCTGCGATAACACGGTCACTTATGTAGACCTAGATACAAGTACCTGCGATAATTGTGGAGAGGTATGCGAGGTAATCGAGTGAAAGATAAGTGGCTTGTAACACTAGAGATAGACACCTATGACGGGCCAGATCCGCGCTATTGGGACTGGTCTAAGCTGCTCACTGGTGATGATGTAAAGGTAATCGAAAGTCAATTCAAGGGTAGAGTACTACCCACAAGCGAGGGAGAGGGTAATGAATAAGGAAATCTTAATCGAAGCGTTATGGATAGCTAAGGATAACTTTGACTATGACGCTGAGTACCACAAGGCAGAAGCGGTAGAGGAATACATCAAGCAACTACAAGAGGAGGGTCACAATGAATAAAGAATACTTAGAGGCTAAGGTAGACCTATGCCTTAACCAAGCTGAGATAGATCTCCAGCAGGAGGAGATAGCAAGAGCTATCGCTAACCTACGCAGGGCTAACTCTGCCCTGACTCAACTGTTCGGGTTTGAGGAGGAGACAGAGAATGAGTAACTACATAGCAGAACAGGTTGCTGCAATGAAAAGAAAACTAGAGAAAGAGGCAAGCAACATCTATACCATACACCCCCCTAAAAATAATCTGATCTTGTTGTACGAGGTAGTAGATAAGCAAGGGAGAGGGTTATGGGGAGGGGAGGATTGTTTAGAAGCTATCAAATGGCTACGCCTTAACCTTCGTGATGAGTGTAGGCTTTTAGTAAGTGCTTGGGATAGTGATGAGGAGGACGCTCACTTGGTGGGTCAGAGCATAGACATAACAGACATAGTACTAGAAGCGTTTAAGGAGGGGCTAAAAGTATGAGTTACTGGTTAGGGATAGCGGTAATTATGGTGGTAGTCTATGTACTTATAGTGTGGGAGGACAAGATCAATGGAGAGTAGACAGGTAAGCGGGAAACAATCTATCCACTACCGCAATTACAGAAGGGCAAGAGACAAGGCACTCGTGCGCCTAGCGCACCTATACCCCGACACATACAAGCAGCTGCTTGATGAACAAAGGAGTTTTGATGAGCAAGAGGGCAAGACTTGGATTATTAACCCTGATA